TTTTGATAACATTCTTCTTTCTGCCATTTATACCTCCCGCATACCCCAATCATTGTCAGAGTATGAATGCTTGCGTGCCTCTGCTAAGTAGTCGAATACACGTTGTTCACCAAGCGCCATAGCAATGTCGTTATACATTTTGTATTTCCTTTTCTAATTCTAAAATCTCATGTACATCGTTTAAGTCGTACATGATGTACTTCCCTTGCTTGCGATACTTCAAACCCTTGCGTTTTAAACGCTTTAAGTATTCATTACTAAAACCAAACATTTCCTGTAGTTCTGCTTGACTGATTGGTAGCAATTCCTTTTTGGCTTGCTCTTTCGCTTCAAGATAGATTTCTCTGATCTGTTCTTTGATTAATTCTTCAATCATTGCCCACCTCTTCTTTCTGTGGTATAATCAAAGTAGTTAAATTTGCGAAGCGTTCCACCTTGTGGGGCGCTTTTTTGTTTTTATGCCACATAGTCACTCAAAAATTTATTAATAAAGTATTGCTGGCCTTTTCCAGTAACTTTACTTGTTTTTGTAATTGTTACATGGCCATCTGGATGCTGGATATTTGTTTCCTTAATCTCAAACAATCCCATTTCCATACTACGTTGTGTTGGCATATTCCAATCTGATCCTTTGCGTTTGATTAGATAACCATTCTCGCGTAGCCATGCAAACAAGCGATTAGCTCCGATTTTATATCCATTTTGGCTGATTAACTTCGCTAATTCCCCGACCAAAATAGAAGAGTGGCTTGCGCTCACCGCGTCAGCAAATAGGACTTTGGGCTTGTCTGCTTCAATCTGCGTTTCAAGTTTTTGAATCTTCTTGTCAGCTAGAAGCAATGCACGCGCCATGATTTTTTCCGGGCTATTGAAATCCTTCTCGACTTGAATAAAATACTGCCGTACTTCTTTACCTCGATCTGTCCGTTGGATCATTGCAATTTCTTTTGCCATGTCTAGCTTAATGATGTGGTCAACTTTGTTGTGACCACCTCGACCTGTTTGCTTCACAAAATTGTTAAGCAAAAAATCTTGATTTTCAGTAAAACCATACTCGACCATTCTGTCGAACCACATTGAGTAGGGCGTTTTAACTCCCAGTGCTTCGTGTAGTTGCCTACCTGAAACTACAGGATCGTGTTCATCATTTAATGTAACCTTTATAAGTTCGTTCATTAACTTTCTCCGTTTCTAATTATTGGGATGGCAATTTCAGAAATTCCGAAACGTCGTCCAAAAAAATATCATCGACAGAAACGCTTAAAGCATTTGCTAATTTATCAATTTTGTTATAGCTTGCTTTTCGGAGTTTTTCTACATCATTCTCGTAACTCATGATAGTTCGTGATGTAATGCCTGTCGCTTTTGCCAACTCTTCTTGCGTCATTCCTCGGAATCGGCGCAAGGTTTTTAGTGTGTTTGCCATTTTATAGCTCCTTTCTTAATCTTGATTCCATTATACACTTCGGTTTTCCCGAAGTCAAGTCTTTCGTTTCATTTTTTTCGAAATGTTTCTTTCTTTTTATTTGTGCGTGTTCGGAAAAAGTGATATTATATAGTAAAGAAAATACGAAGGGGATTTCACATCATGGAACAAAAACAAAACTATTTTGCTTCCAATCTTAAACTTTTGCGCCAAAAATATAAAATGGAGCAGATTGACCTAGCTAACAGATTAGGTAGAAAAAGTTCCTCTTCTGTTAGTGAATGGGAAAAAGGGAAGTATACTCCAAAAGCTGGGGTATTAAACGATATTGCCAAAATCTTTAATATTTCACTATCCGAACTAATGACAAAAGATTTATCTAAACCATCAGAAGATGAAACTGAAACTCCTCAATTTAGAGCAATTCAGCGCAAGGCTAAATCTTTAAGTGTTGAAGATCAAGAGAGATTGATCCAGTTAATGCAACTGACATTTCAAGATGTGTTAGGTGGAGGTGACGAAGACGATCACAATTTCTAACAATATAGATTACAAAGAAGTCAAAGAATCAGCCTATGATTTTTTAGACAAATATAGCAATGGTCGTCTGCCAATTAATCTTTTAGATATTATAAACAAAATTGATAATCTCCATTTGATGAAATACACAAGGTTCGCTCGTGATAGGAAACTTAAATTAAAAGAGGTTTGTGAACTCTTGCAAAGCGAAGACGGCGCTTTGTGGTATCAGACGACAACAGATACTTATATACTACTTTACAACGATACAGTAACAAATAAAGAAAGAATTAGATTTACTATTGCTCATGAGTTAGGACATTATGTACTAAAACACAATGAGAAGACAGAAAAAACCATATTGTCTCGATACAATCTAACAGAGGACGAGTATAACACTTTTGAAAAAGAAGCGAATTTTTTCGCAAAGCATTTACTCGTCCCCTTTCCTGTGCTGGGAAACTATAGTCTATTTTTTCATCAGATGGATGCTCGTTTTATTCGTATTGTATTTCAAGTTTCATATTCTGTAGCAAATTATGTCATTGATAATTTAAAATCGATGAGTAGTTTCGGTCTTGTTAAGGATGGGCATAACGTTGAGAGCCGTTTTGCAAAATACATCAATACCTCTCAATCAACAAGAATTTGCCAAAATTGTTACAGCAAAATCAATAGAAATTCTAACTATTGTCACATTTGCTCTACAGAACAACATAAAGGATCTAGCACCTTAGACGCTTACTTAGATAATAGAGAAAGAGAAGAGGAACGTATGCGCTATTATAAATATCCCTTAGATGAAAATGGCTATCCAAATTACTGCCCCCGATGCGGGAATGAGGAATTGAATGGTTGCATATTTTGTAATGTCTGTGGTGTTTATGTAAGGAATATCTGCTTGGGAGATTGCGGAGATAATTATGATGTTTGGGGACATTCGATCCCTATACAGGACCAATTGGCAAATGGTTGTGGCAAATCGTTGGCAGGAAATTCTCGATACTGTCCCGATTGTGGTGGTAAGTCATCTTATTTTTTCCAAGGTTTATTGAAAAATTGGGACATTGAAAAAAAGGAAAACGAAGGACTTCCGTTTTGACATATTTTTTTACCCTTACATATCACTAATTAGTTAGGAGCTTATTATGGACTTAGAACAAGCAAGACTAAAATTAAAATGTGAACACTGCAAGAATGACATCATCTTAACGTTCCACACTCAGCGATGCCCAAAATGTGGTTTTAGATTTGATCCAGATGAAGTGAAGCAAATCTTTTACGATTACGAAAGCCAAGTAGAGAATAGCAAAGCCACGCAAGTGGGAAATGCTCTTGACGGTTGTGGTACTGCTCTGCAAGGGTGTGGACAATCTCTTAGTAGTCTGGGCTGTCTAATCATGATTATCTTGCTACTGATTCCACTATTGCATTTTATTTTTAGTTTGATGTAAAATAAAAAACCGCCCCGAAAAATGGGACGGTAGATAGGAAAGATATTGTAAGTATATCATATCTACGGTATTATGTCATGATCAAAAAATATTTAACCAAAGATGGAGAAACACGTTATATGCTCCAAGCGTATCTTGGTGTTGATCCATTTACTGGCAAGCAAAAACGCACGACCCGTAGAGGGTTTAAAACGCAGAAAGAAGCCAAGAAAGCAGAACGAGAGCTACTGCTCTCGATTGAGGAGAATGGATTTACAGATCATTCCAGTAAGCCTACGTTTAAAGAGGTATCTGATCTATGGCTGGAAAGCTATGAAACGACCGTGAAGCCTACGACATACCAAAACACAAAGAATTATCTCAATGCCATCATAGAGCATCATTTTAAAGATATCCGAATAGAGAGCGTGTCCGTGGCCAAGATGCAAAAGATTGTCATTGAGTTAAGCAAAAAGTATGTGACCTACTTAAATTATCTGTCAATCATCAATCGTGTATTTAAGTATGCTGTGCATCTGGATATTGTCCAGACCAATCCAGTCGATAGGATCATACGACCTAAGCAGCAGAAACCACGAAAAGAAAAGATAGCACTCACTAAAAAAGAATTAAACAAATTTCTCACACTGGCGAAGAAAGATGCCAGACCTGTCCTGTATACTGCATGGCACACACTGGCATATACTGGATTGAGGCGAGGGGAATTGCTGGGGCTAGAATGGTCTGATATTGATTTTAAAAACAAGACCATATCAGTCAGCAAGACACTTGTCACGATTAATGGTAAGTTATCCACTCAGTCACCTAAAACTAAACGGAGCGCACGGACGATCTCGTTAGACGATACCACGGTACAGGTATTGAAAGACTGGAAGCTAGAGCAGAAGAAACTATTTTTTAAATTAGGTGTTAAGTCCAAAAATATCGTCATTACGAATACAAAGGGTGGTTACTTCGACTTTGCGCATTTCAGAGACGAACTGAGATACTTTCTTGGCAAACATAAGTTAAAACAATTTAGTGTGCATAGTCTGAGACATACACACGCAAGTTTACTTTTTGAAGCTGGTATAGAGCCTAAAACCATATCGGACAGATTGGGCCACTCAAATATCCAAACGACACTCGATATGTACACACACTTAAATGATAAACAGCGGTCAGATGTTGCAGATCGCTTATTAAAATTCCTTGAAGCGTAGTCAAAAACGTAGTCAGCACACGGAAACCCTTGATACACAAGGGTTTTTACTTTTATACCAAAATTTTAATACGATTACCATTAGATATCCGTTAGATATGGTTAGTTGATTTTACTATATTTTGGGTATGGTCACATATCACTCAAACAAATAAAAACGTAGTCAATTACGTATTCATTTGATTGCATGTACAGTTTAAAAAAAATGAACTAAAAAGTTTTTTTATTTTTTCTATTGACATTCACGGCATACCGTGATATAATATAATCAGAAAGGAGGAAGATATGAAAATATCAGAGATTGCCGAACTTATGGTAGCAACTGGAACCCTATTAACAGGAATTGCAAGTGTTATCGTGGCAATAAAAAAAGAGCCAAAAGAACGCAAGCCGAGCAAAGCAAAGCGGTTCAAGTAAGGCTCTGGTAGGTTGGGGCGAAAGCCCCTTAGACCTACCATGATTATATCATATCGATCAAAGAAATGAAATATTTACCAATTTTTACAATAGTATTTTTTATATTTCTGTTCATTTTAAAAGACAGACGGAAGTAAAGAGAGGGATTAAATGAGAGAACAAATAGAAAAGTTATTAAACAGCGAGATAAGCACAAGCGCAATAGCTAAAGGCGCAGGCGTCCCTTGGTCAACTGTATCGGATTTACGAAAAGGAAAAACTAGCTTAGATAAGATGACGCTATTGACTGCCGAAAAATTATTTTCATTCGCTCGATCAATTGATAAAGAGTAAAAGACAGTTTAAAGCTGTCTTTTTTATTGTCTATTACAATAGACAATCTTTAAAATTGCCGTTATAACAGAAAAACCACTAATTGCAGTTAGTGGTTTTGGGCGAGTGATAGTATTCGATTATCGAATATATTATAGCATATTTTAAAAAATACTGCTATCCTTTTGCATTTCTTCAACGACTGCAGCGGTCAGCATTTTCTCGGCGAGATCGCCCTCCTCGATTTCTTCGGGTGTATAGTAGTAGTCGATAATCATGCGTTTTTCCATGACTTCGTTATAATCACTTCGCACGACATATAGATATTCTCCCGTCAATCCTTCCTCAATGTCTGAGATCAATTCATCCAGCAAGTCGCTATAGTCGTAGCTAAATTTATAATTTCCATCGTCAATCCACTTTTGGATCTTGCAGATTGTCTCAAGGGCTAAATCTTCAAAGCGTTTCTTGCCATTCCTTAATTTCGAGATAGAACCCTCTGAAATTCCTGTTGCCTGCCATAAAGAATAGCCAGAGATGGCCTTGTTCATCAAGACCATTCTGACACGTTCTGTGTTAATAATCATTCAATTACCTCTTATCCCAAAGTTTTCAATGCTTCAAATGCGCCTGCTTTAAGTTGTCCATTTTTCTTCATCACTTCACGTTTGAAGAAGCGACCGTCACCTTTGACAGCGTGAACTTCTTTGTGTGAACAAACTTCACCTTTTCCATTGAACCAAACTTTGATTTTTTCGATTTCTCCGAAATTTCCTAAAGCTGGAACTTTGCCATTTTTGAAAGTCAATGTTTGAAATTCTTGTTCTGTAACGTAAGCTGTTTGTGCTTGTACGTTTTGAAGGGTTGTGATGATTTCCATTTTTATTTACCTGAGATCTTTTCGATCTCACCTTTCCTTATCTTGATTACATTATATCACTATACTAAACGTTCGTCAAGTATTTTTATCAAAATAATTAAAGATTTTTTATTCTGTAACTAGTTTCAGCGCACAAAAAAAGCCCTCCCGAATTGGGAGGGGAAATCTTACATATCTGTACAGTCGTCTAAATACTTATCTTCGACCCATTGCGCGCTATCTGGATGGTTGATACGTGACCATCCGTTTAGTTTTTCGTAGACACGCACTCGTGTGCCTGCTGGGAGGAATTCCTTATCTTGACTGTCAATCCGAGGGCCAGCCTCTACATAGTAGTCGGTTGTTAGAGTGCCCTCATAGTAAGGCTTGTCTGACTTGGCCAAACGTGTGTTAACATCTAGCTCACGGTCAAATTCGTTTTGTGCTGGGGCTGGGATTGGTGTACCACTCTCACGGAATACGATCTCACGAGGGCGACCGTTGAGATTCCAGATATAGTTGTAGTCATTCTCTGTCACTCCATCCATGCCATAGTTACAATGGATCGCGGTATTTTCGCCAGTCATGATTAAGACGTGGCCAAATGATCCGAGGGAGCTTGATCCGTCACGAGGTGCCCAGATCACTACGTCCCCATACTTCGCGTCGAATGTACCGTCCACTGCGTCGAAGATTTTGGCATAACCAATTGCTGGGAGCGCTTGTTGAAGTGTTTCTGTATTATTGTTTAGGTTGATTTCTAATGCGTATGATACGGCACTAGAGCAATCAAACTCAATGCGACCGTCGCCATCTGCGTCATTGCCATATCGGTCTCCCATGTCGTAATGCACAGGGATCGCTTGCAAATGACGCATACGTGCGATACTTGATTCAATTCTACTCATATTTTGCCTCCTATTTCTTCCATTCGTCGTTAGCCTTTTTAACGGCCGATTCGATGAACGTGTTAAGCTCGTCATTTGTCAAGTGGATATTTTGAGATTCAAGGCCCTCGATCAAGCTCATTTTAGCGTGCTCGAGCTTGTCCTTTCCGTGGATATCCAACTTGTCCGCGACTTGCTCTGTAGCTCGTACAGCGTTCTTTGCTAAGATTTCAGCAATCTCGATCGCTTTTTTGCCTCCGCGCATTAATAAGTATTTTTTAATCGCTTGAACCACGATCCCCGTCAAAACAACTAAAATGCTCATTGCGGAAGTTGTGATAATGCTTGTAATTTGATCCATGTTAATTCTCCTCTTTTATTTCTAAATTTAAAAAGCGCTCAAAGAGCACTTTTATCGCACCGTTACCGCCTAATTCGACGTAACTTTCATATAATTTTGATAGCTCCTCGATCTCATGCTGGTTAGTGTGTCCACGCTTGAGCGCATTCTTTAAGTTCTCCTGCAATCGAAAACGTTGGAGCCGCTGCAAGCCTTTCCCAATCATCGTTAAATTCTTTCGGTTATCTTTTCCGATCTCTTCCACGTTTGAGACTGACTTCTCGAGGGCGTCTATCTTGTTAGATAGACCCTCAAGACGTTTGTCAGCTTCTTTCGTGGTTTTTGTACTTTTAAAGGAAAAGTAACTGGGAATAATCACGACCAGAACGGGTGTCAACTTATCTACTAATGCTAATAGGTCCAATTAAACCACCCCCTATCAAGCTACTCGCTTACTGGACGGGTTGAGTTTCAAGCTCTCCCGCTGGTTGAGGTCCGGTCGCTTTTGGCTCTGTCCACTTCCAAACCGCCAACTTACCATTTTGTGAGAGTGATCCCTCAAGGTCTGCCACTGTTTCGTTGTTGTAAGTAAATTCTTGATTTACTTGGACCAGTACACGTTGACCCTCTCCATATTTAGGAGTATGGCTTGGATCGTTAACCGTAAAGATTTCATACGGCTTGTAAGTCTTGCCAGCTTGCCCAGCTTCGACCAATTCCAATCCACGCGCATAAAGTGTAGGATCAAGTGGGCTTTCTGTGTTAGTGACTGCTGCCAAAACTGCCCAATCTGCTACTGCTTTGGTTTCTGCAATCTTGGTATCTTTCTCAGCGAGATCACTATTAAACTGCTCTTTCTGTTTAACCAATTCAACGTTGAGAGCCTTAACCCCTTCGGCCGGATTGAGTTCTGTAGTCACAAGCCCGATGACCGCTTGGATCAAGCTTTCATCGCTTTCGGTTGTGCGGTCGCCCTCTAACACACGGTCGTATGCCGTGTAAGGGTCTTGACAACGGATTGCTACGAATGTTTTACCTTTTTCTTGCAAAAATTTGTTTACCACCTTAAATTCCATCTACTTTTTTACCTCCTCAATCTTAGCCGAAGCCTCGTCAAACAACTCTTTGAGCGCTGGGTCGCTCTCTAGGACCTTATTAAATTTAGCTAGTAAGTCGTTAGCTTGTTTGCATTGTTCTTGCGATTCTTCGTAAAGCGCTTCAAACTGCGCTGATACCATCTCCGAATTTGCTAACCTAAAGCTGATTTTATTCAAAGTTAGTTGATATGTTTGTTCGTTCATCAATTTATATTATCCCCCCAATTTCCTGTTCCTCGATAGCCCATGCGGTTGAGCATATCTTTAAGTGCCATTTTAAGACGGACACCATTTATATAGATTTCGTCAACATGGATTTCTCCAAGTCGTCTATCGCTTCGACCGATTGAATGCCTAGTTCCGTTTTCGTTCGATGGTATCAATCTGTGATGGTTATCAGTATAATCTGCTGCCTTAAATATCCACGGGCTACGCTTACTATTATTAGTCATAATAAGCACTTGATCTCCGACAATTTCGGAAAGCGAATCAGTAGCACTGTTGTATGATCTAAATCCAGCAAAACCACTGTTATGCGACATTCCGGTTCCGTCTCGATTTGAGCCTAAAATTGTAAGTGTCGAATTCTTTGGCCCTCGATTAGTGATCTGAGTGTCGTTTATCATTCGGATAAACTGGAATGGAAACCCTCCTTTTTGCCGGTTGATCCCTGCATCGTTATCTAATATGTTTATTTGGCTATTTTGCAGATCAATGTTCATCTTGCCGTTTAGACCTTCAATCAGACCTCCTCTAAAAGTAAGACCTGTAAATGTACCAGATGTTACGTTCTTCGCGTCAAAATTGACTACGTTCATCTTAGCAAAGTCAGCCTCACCACCAGATATTTTACTAGCTGAAACTTTTTTTAGATTTGCGGAATCGATAACGGCTTCATCTATCACGGTCTGGCCAGTTATGTGCGTTAATCGTCCGTCTATTCGGTTTGATCCGTCTGCCAGTACGTTGATAGAGTTGAGTACGTCACTGTTACTGTTTAGATTTTTGACTGCCCACGACCCAGCCAGTAGCGTCATTTGTGTGCGTGTGGCTTCAATCAATGGATCAGCTTTAAGTTGATCGGTTAGCGATAACGTGTAGTCAGACTTGATTGATCCTTTTTCAACTTTGACATCCCAAACCGATTTCAGCTTATCTGGATCCTTTCGATAGGTATTCACACGCAAATGATAAGTCCCTGTCGGTTTATTCCAAGTGATCTTGGTTCCTGTGGTACCTGTCTTGAGGTCCGATACAATTTGATAATTTCTGACATCCTTGTCCATAATCCAAAGAACTACGTTATCGGATTCCTTGTTGCCGTCGTGATGAGCTGTAAAGTTCCCGTCTGTTTTAGCACTGACAATATACTCTTGTCCTTGCTCCATATAAATGGACGTGTTGCCCTTATACAAGATGTTATTATCAAAGTTAGCTGGCTTCTTGTCTGGTTTAAATGGCCCTTTCGAACCATTTAACAAGTTAGCACCATCGGTATTAATGTACTTCCCGACCTCTGTCTGAAAAATATCGCTAGACATAACCAAGCGGGAAAGCTTGTCTGGTGCGTCAGTTTCAGATTTACCAATAATACGTTCGTAGATCTTGTTAGATTCGGTTAATTTTTGGAATTCTACAACTTGAGCTTGAAGTTCATCGCTGAAACTAGTCAAGACTTGGTTAATGTCATTTTTCTCGGCGAAGTCGGTTTTGATGTTTTGGTATATCTTATTATAGATAACCCCACCATCCGTCTGGTTGAGGCTTTCCCCAACTTTTCGGCTTAAGTCTGGACTCGATAAGATCTGCTGTTTAATCTGCTCAGATAACGTGGGTGTATCTGGGATTGTACCAGCTTTTGCCAGCGCTTCTTGGGCTTTAGCGTCAGTCTTGGCAAGTTCAATCAAGGTTGATTGTCTAGTTTGTTCTAACCGCTTACCAAACTCTTTCTTGACCTTGTCAATGTCTTCGGTATCAATGCGTTTCTCCCACATCTCACCATTCCAAACGTACATACGATCATATAGGCCGTTCTTCTCAAACCAAATGTCACCAATCTTATGTTCTTTGTCATTGGGCTGATTGTACCAAACCTTGTTACCTTGTGCATTTAAGAGATAATCTGGCAAACTATTCTCAAAGTCTTGCTGGGCTTTAGCGATATCATCAACCTTTCCAGCTAGACCGCTTTGCATGGTCGATCTAACGTTTGTACCAATATCACCAAACTCTACGCTCTCATTTCGTTCGTTGACAAAATCGTAAGTGATCGTGGTTATTTTCAAAGTTTCATCGGTCAGCCCAATCTGTGGATAATAGACGGGTACAATATCGCATAATTCAGCTTCTTCGATCCAGCCACGATCTGCATAGTCAAGTGTTTTAGCTAAATCTACATACTCAATTTTGGTATTGATCTTAGGCTTACCGATTGCGTTTCGGTCCATGTAATCAGTGGCCATCTTACGCAGTTTCTCAACTGTGGGAATATCCTTATTCTTCCCATCACTCTTAAACTCGCTAGAGAAGTCTACGACTTTAATTCTGCGATGAGCGTATAGAGATTTATATTTACTGTCTACGTAATTCTCTGGGAGTGTTACGGTTACTGGATCTGGTTGGCTATCGCTAGTGTCGCCCTCTGGCTTATCGGGTGTGTACGTCGCGAATGGCAACACGCTAGTATATGAGCTTTCAATCGTTTCGTCCGATTCAGCAGATAAGATATTACGACCGTATTCTAATACGATTGGAGCAGTACGACCTAACTGCTTATGCAGTCGCACGGTCGTATTATCAAACTCGTATTCACCACCGTAGATATCAAGGATCGATCCCTCAACACCACCAAGGGCCTGTCTGGCATTCTCCATTTTGGAGATATCAAACACACCCTTACCTACTGTCTGGATGTCAGACCAAACATCAAAACGTAGGTCACCAATAAGCGCACCTTTCCAGATAGCTAGTGCGCTATAAGCTGATCCAGCGAATACCGTGGCATTTCGCAATGCCATGTATTCCAACTTGTGGCTGATATGCTGACCGTAGATTTTAACGATGTTAGTGCTATCTTTGACGACCCGTGAGATTTCGAAGGTCTGATTCTTGGTTCTTAGTCCAGCATCAGCTTTCAGCTTCATCTCTTTTTGTAAGATTGAGACCATCGGGTCATTAACAGGAATCTCTGCATATAGCGTATAATTCCCGTTACGTTCCCGTGTCACTGTCCCTTTGGTAACGTTAAGCTCACCGAGGCCATACGTATCAAACGACTGCTCATTCTTATTAAATAGTATAGGCCTCATAGCTTAACCCCCCAATTTGGGATCATCGACACCGTAAAATCGCCGTCCCAACTAATCAAGTTCCGTCCATAGTCAAGATATGGCATTTGATATTGTGGCGCTCTCACGACCTTATCCCATGCAGGCAAGTTCCCACTAAATACCTGTCTAGCTTGCATATCCAGCGTGATCGTATTCTGCACGGCCCTCAACTTAGTCTTGCGACCGTTGATAGTAAGAGTACAGTCACCCGATCCCACTAGCGTGATGATAGGTTTAGCGTTGACATTCCCGATTCCGTTGACTGTAGCACCGTTCGAGAGCGTTTGAGTTGTACGGCCCTGTTTGTAGAATTTGACTGGGTAACATACAAAATTGATTGTTGTTTTGCCAAATTGACGCATGGTTTCCTCAATGCTAAACGTTTCGAGATAGGCAGCACGATAGATAAAATCTGGATCATAAGAGATTGTTAAATCTTTATACCCTGCCACATTTAACCATTCAGAAATTCTATAAACTTCTGTAGCAATTAATCCTTTCTCTTTCACGAAATTAACTGGAAAGCTCAATTCAGCAGAATTGAGACGGTTGTTACTTATAAGTAACTCGCCGTCTCTTCCCGGTACTGACACACGTTCTACATCAAGGCTGGAGGTAGTGATCTTCTTGCCCTCTGCTACTCGTAGACCGAATTCAGTATTCTTCTTTCCGTTAAAAATAAATGTTGTCAAGCTAACCCCCTCCCCTCTTGATTAGTATAGTATGCTAGCTCACGCATTAAACGCTTCATAAATTCTGGTGTCAAGTCTTGACCGTTGCTGTTTCCATGTACATTTAATGTATAGTTTTGGTTTGGTCGATCTTCACGATTATTACCACGTTTCACTTGGTCAATCAACTCTTGGATAAACGGTACAAGATCACGCTGTTCATTGTTCCGTTTCCATTCGTTAACATTTTTGATTCGTTGTGTAACATTCGCAACTTCCGAACGTTTCCAACCTATACCGCCTGCAAAGTTCGGTATACCTAATTCACGCATGAAATTCTTAGTCAAACCTGCACGCATGACCTTTGAACCTTTTGGAAGGTCAAGAATAACATTACGACCTTCTGGAATAAACGATTCACCAGTTGGTAGTGTAACCATTTCCTTATAAAGCGTACCTCGTTGGTCGTTGACCATTGCAGGACCACCTTTGTGGTAATCTGTACCATCTTTAAATCCAATTACTCCTGCTGCTCCACCGATCATACGTTTTACAACATCAATGTATACTGTCTTACCCTGTACACTATTAATGTTCGATTGAGCACTCCAAACAGGACCTGCAGTGTTATCTTGTGCATTGATAGCCTTGATAGGGCTTGGAGTAGCGTTCCAAGCGTTTTGATTTTCAATAGCTTGTCGTGCAGCAGTGATCGCACCAGTTGGATCACCTAACTGTGGTTTAACTGGACTTGGAGTGTTATTCCACTCTTGTTGTTTATTGATCGCTTGTTGTGCAGCATTATTCGCATTGCTTGGATCAGCGGTAATTTGTTTAGTTGGTACAGCGAATCCGTTATATAATCCTAAAGCACCCATCGCTTGATTAGTTCCAAGCGTAACCCCGTCTGGAGTTGCGATCAAGTCCGTCTTGTGGTCAGTTGGTAGCGTTAAGATGCTAGACATCGCACTTGCAATAGCGCTCTTGGTCTTATCTTCTGCATCTAAATTGACTACGTGAGCCATACCAGTAAGTGAGTCAACTGCTAGTCGTACACGTTCGGCCTTATCACTCGCAGCATCTTTCAAGATCAGCTCTTTCTGCGCTGGTGTCAGTGTGTTCCAGCGCTCGATGATCGCAGTCGCACGTTCACCAGACGAAAGAAAGTCGGTGTTCTTCATTAAGAGTTCCTTGACTTCTGCTGGCATAGCGTTGTACTGTTCCAGCAATGTTTTACTATCAAGGACGGCTTTCATACCTTGGTTATTACCTACAACCAATTCTTTTTCTTGTGGGGTTAAACTATCCCACTTACCAACCTCAACCAATGCTTGTCCAATTGTCATCTTAGCGTTGGTTTCGAGGTTTGCGTGCTTGAGGATGAACTGCATATTCTCCCAGCCATTTTCAGCTTGGAGTGCTTTGGTTACTTCCTCTTGCGCATTGGTTTTGACTTGTCCAGTCTTAGGATCAAATACCAGTCCATTCCACAAAAGATTTGCATCTTTGGTTTCCTGTGACATATTTTGTACGCTTTTAGCAACCATACCAGACGAACGACCTACAATGTTAGCAAATTGATCTGCCTTGGACATTAATTTATCGTAGTCAAGACCTAGCTCTGCCCAGTCCTTGCGCATCTGGTCAAAGTACATCTTACGTTGTTCATCATTACCAAAATTGAGAGGAACTTTTTCGCTCCATTTTTTTTGTAACGCAGCATACTCACGGCCGAACGCTTCCATTTTAGCCTTGTGTTGGGAATTCAATCTTTCCAATTCTTTGTTGTATTCAGATTGGCTATAAATCCCCTTTTCGTGAGCATCTTTCAGCGCAGTTACTTGCTCATCATAGAGCTTCTGTTCCTCTTTGAGCCATTTAGCTACAACTCCTGTACCTTTGCGTAATTGAGTTTCATTCAGATCACTAATTTGACCATTCATGGCTTTTACAATCGCAGTGCGTTCATCGGCAGAATATTTCTGTAGTGATAATTGTTTATCAATGAATTGATTCTCATAATCGTAGATAAGCGCTTGTTCTTCACGAGTGATCTTGCGCTTTTGATCAGATGCGTTTTGATAAATCTGTACAATCTCATCTGTCATCGACTGGATGTTTTTCTTTTGCTGTTCTGCTTGTGAGACAGCGCGTTTCTGGATAGATTCATCAGCGCCAATTTTCTCAAGACCTTTCAATGTTTTCTCAAGGTCTTTGTCGATCGCTTTTTGAATATCGTCAGCCAATCCTTGCATGCTTACACGTACATTCTCAACGGCTTCTGCACCACCTTTGCCAAAACTGATAGTAGCTTGATGTACTTCGTCAACTTTAGATTTCAATTGCGTCAGCTCTTGATCCTGTAGCTTGCTTACGCTTGTGCCCCACGTTTGAGTACGTTCGTTCGCTTCTGCAATATTATGGGCGATAATGCCGATGCCTACCAATGCGGCCCCGCCTAAAAGCACACCCCAAGTCGCTGGACTACCTAACAACCCAACTGCTGTACTCCATAATCCTGTACTTGCTGCTGCACCTTCTGCAGCAGTCCCAGTAGCAGTCATACCAGTAGCCATCTGTTTTAGACCGTTGATAAAACCGCCACCGTTTGAAATGGTTTTAAGTGTACCGCTAAATGTACCGATACCTTTAGCAATCGTTCCAAGGCCTTTAGCAAATCCACCGATAATACTTGCGCCTTTACCAAAGAATTTCAAAGCTGGCCCGATTGCAGCAGCCATAGCACCCCATTTGATGATGCTTTGTTGCTGTTCCGTGGACATCTCACTAAATTTCTTAGCCATGTCAGACAATGTTTGTAACCATGGTTTAGCAGCATCCAAACCACTATTTAATGCTTTCAAGAGTGGCCCACCGAATTCAATAGCAATATCTGTTAATTTGTTTTTAAAGATCTTAAGTTGTGATTCCGTTGTCTCGTAGCGTTTGTTAGCTTCGTTAGTAAGTGCATTATTTTCTTTCCATGCCAAGTTTGAGCGATTCACTGCGTCGCTCATCTTATCCGATGCAGACGCGAGAGATTTCAGCATATTACCTTGACGGATACCCTTCATACCTAAATCGGCAAGGATACCGTCCATGTTCTTACCCTCATCGTGCGCACGTTGTAGCCCTTTGATAAAGGCTTGTAAGGCTTCCGCTGGTTTCTGTTTCCATGCCTGAGAGAATTCTTCTGCAGTCATACCTGCAGTCTGTGCGATAAGTTTTAATTTAGAGCTTGCGCCCTTACCTACACCAGCCACTGCCTTACCGATACCAGTAAGGGTCTGGTTCATCGCAGTTCCCCCTGCCTCTGCTTCAATACCTACGCTACTCATCGCAGTCGCAAGACCGAGAATTTCTGGGGTGGTCAAGCCAGCAAGTTTACCGCCTGCTGCAAGACGATTGGTCATTTCGACAATATCACGTTCAGTTGTGGCAAAATGGTTACCCAAATCCACCACGGCAGATCCAAAATGCCCAGACCATGTACCAAGGTCCTTTCCAGACACTTGCATGATGTTACCAATTTTAGCGATTGATGATGCAGCCTCTTCAGAGCTTAAGTTAGTAGACACTCCCAAATTGATCATGGTTTTCGAAAAGTCTTTGATCGCGCCAATAGGTACACCTAATTGTCCTGCAGCTTCTGCTACATTTGCGATCTCAACCGCGCTAGAAGGCATTTCTCTCGCCATTTCGCGAATGCTATTAGATAACCGTGCGAATTGTTGTGGAGTTCCGTCCACTGTTTTTTTTACCCCAGCGAACGCAGTTTCATAATCAATCGCAGCCTTAACTGCCACCCCAGCCCCAGCAAGTAGCGGTACAGTAAGACCTTTCGTGAGTGTCGATCCAACACTTTGCATCTTAGTGCCAATACCCTGCATCTTCGAACCGAACGAATGCAAGCTATCACCAACTTGGGTCCACTTGCTAGACTGGATATTAATTTCTTTAGTGAGGTCAGCATATCGCCCCCTCAAATCGGATAAAGTCGTAGCCGTCTGCAACATCGCATTTCGTGCGCCCAGCAAGTCTTCCTTGTTCTTTGCGCTTGCTTTACTCAAATCACCGATTTCAGATTTTAGATTATTATAGTGATCTGTTTGTTGCTTCAAAATGCCTTCATAGGCTTTAATGCTGTTCGCAGTTTCGCCTAACACAGTTTTCATCCCTGTTAGGTTTTTACCGCCCTTCCCAACATTCTTAAAGGATTTTTCCATCGCTGACAAAGATCGATCCAGACCACGCATATATGAGCTTAATTGTTTGGTGTTACCAATAAATGGTTGGATATCCAGCGATGCTGTTGCTACTAATTCACCTAAATTATTAGACATTTATCCTCCTTTCCGTCAACTAAATAGAAGCGGAAATGCTTTATCAAGCGTGGTCTCTTTCTCTGATTCTTCTTTCTTCGTTTCAAAGGCCTTAACCATTAAATCAAAGTCAGACAGTCGCATCTGTTTAATTTCAATGATCGTGTACCCCTGTTGCATCAGCTCTTGGAACCAGATTAAGAGGTTGTCACGCGCTTCTTCTGGACTTATTCCTTTTTTTCGTCTTCACCCTCAAGGTCTTCGATCACTTCTTCTTTAATTCCAAGCGCTGCAAGATAGATTTTTTCGAGTGTTTTTAAAATCGTGATATCTGCTTGCTTCAAATCTTCGACTTTAAACTGACCGCCAAACATATCGACAAACATTTTTAGATATGCTTCATTAAGTTTGCGATTCTCTTTAGGATCATTCGCTTTCTTAGGGTCTTGGATAAGTGCTGATTGTCGCACGTTTTGCTCAGTTGCGAGGAGATTATCCTCTACATTGATATATTCTTTGGTAAATTCTTTATCAATTCCACCGATTTTTAGCTTAAGTGTGTACATTTCCTACTCCTTTAAATAAAAATAAAAAGCATGGAAATAGATTCCATGCTTAGAAAAGTTGTTATCCTGCGCCTACAGCACTAGCTGGTGCGGCGCTTACGACTTTGGGAATACGGCGTCACGGAATTTTTGCAAGCTGAATGCTGGGTTATCTTCGCGAGCGATGATCATTACATCACCGTTTTCATCGTCACCGCGGGCAACAAAGTTACCTGTTACGCTGTCTTCTTTAGGCGCTGGCGAACCGTCTTTGGTTTCAATTTCCATTCCAGGCAATGAGAATTTACCTTTAAGGAGACCGATCCAGATAGCTTTACCATCTTCTGTAGATGTACGGAAGATGCAAGCCACATCTTTAGGAGTGAGGTTCTTGTTGTACACTTCCATACCATCTTTTTCTTTGATTCCGTACAATACTTTACGTGCTTCTGTTGGCAAGTCAAGCACTGAGATTTCCAATTGTGTACCTGTGATACCAGATGACAATACTACGTATGGTCCATCATCGGCAGCAATCGTTACAAGTTCGTTCGTGATATCAATCTTTGCAGATTTCATACCAGTCAATTTCATAGTTGTTGGGACTTTGTTTTCTGATGTAACTTCACCAAATTCAAATCCACGCAATCCAAATTTAACTTTAGACATTCATTAATCCTCGTTTCTTAATTTTTCAAGTTGCCAATCAAAAAAACGATACTTTCTTACGTTAACCAGTAAGTCAATATCGTTATCTCTGTATCTTGGCAGTTCATTCGTTGTATAACGTTCAAAACCGTTACTTTCTAAAATCTTATCCATCAATTCAGCAATCTGTTCAGACTGCTTGGCATTTAAACACCAATAGTTAATCGTGATCCTGTGTTCGGTCGAGATGGCTTTATCATCTGCAAACTCAACATCATTCTCGTAAGTTGGATAGATACGCATAAAGGGAGCAAGCTCCTTGCTCAAAGCGTTCGTAGGGCGCTCTGGGATGTCATAAGTAAAGATTCCTTGTTTAAAACCAAGACCGAATTTCTTTCCTCGTAGCTTATCGAGTAAGTTATTCAGTTCTTCATTGTTACTTAATAACTTATAAGCCATTGTTTCTACTGTCACAATCCCAATCCCTCCTTCACTTTCGTAGCGTATATTTCCTTAACAATTGGTGTTGCTTCGTTAATTGTCTTTTCTTCAAAACCTTGTGCTTTTTGGTATTTCGTACCATCGTCTGGAAAGTGTATCCGCCAGCCTGTAGCACGACCAAAGCCTATATCTTTTGATATAAAACCGTGGTCACCACCTTTAAAACCTGTGACTTTCGTATCATCTTTGGCATGGACACCATCAAGTACGAAGTAAACTGGTGTATTTACTTTCAAAATCTTCTCGACTTCATCCGCTCCTTCTCCTACTGCTGCTCGTGCAGCCTTTGGAGCTTTAACCTGCAGTTCGTTAAGCCGTGATAAAATCTGATCCAGACCTTTTGTCATGTGCGCCTCTTAATGCTGATCTTATCCATGTCAAATGATGATTCATCCACATCGACCGATACGATATCATACTCAAATCCGTTAAATTCAACATGATCTGAGCTATCAAATGGTCGTTCTGGATTATGACGAATGTACAAGGTTTTCAACTCGCTCGAAGAAACAATCCCTTTAGCTTTCTTGTTGGCTGTTTGGTTCGCTCCCTCTTGGAAGTCCTTTAAGGAAGTCTTAGCGACCTCTGCCCAGCAAGTATAGAGGTTTTTTCGAGATGGAGAGATAACCTCACCATCTTCGTTTTGACCTCCGATTTCACGGAAGAACGTTACTCTGTGATTCATCTTTCTTGTTATCATCGAGTTCCCTCCGTGTGCGTAGTTGATGGATAATATTAAGTACACCGTTGGCCAGCCCGTGCCGTTGTGTGTCAGCAGACAAGCCACGATGTTCATACTCCTCTTTTACTTGCTTTTTAACGGCAAGCGAAAACTTAGCATACTTTGCTAAATCTTGAGGAGTTACATCATTTCCAATAGCAAAACAGATTTCATCTTCTGCAGCATCGATCATTTCTTCGAGCATCTGATCCTCAAAGTCAAAATCAATCTTACAGTAGAGTTTCACATCTTCTAAATCCGTCACAGCCATACGATCACGCTCCAATCAAGGCAAGTAGTTGCTCTTTGGTTTGCGATGCACTGTACGTAATTCCTTTGCTATCGAGATAAGCCATGATGTCAGCTTTGGTGCTACTTGCGGTCGGTACTGCTAGAGTGACCGCAGACCGTGAGACACCCCCGCTTGCTGGGGGAGTATTAGGGCATAGTTACGAAGTAGCCAGCTTTCGCATCTGCTTTTTTAACATCGAAGCGAACAACTGCTTGCAAGTATTGACCGTAGATTTCGTTGTCAGTCCAGCGCAATCCAAGCTCTTGACGATCTGCAAAGAGTACAGCACGTTGGATGTCACCGATAAATGCATGAGCTTCACCAGCATTTCCAAACGCTTCGTCTGATACTACGAATACTGGGTGACCAAGGAAGACTTTACCAGATGCAGAAACGATTGAATCTTGAAGAAGGTAACGACCATTCTTGTCTTTCAAAGTATCCAATTTTTGGTAGAACGTTTGAGAAACAACAAATGACACGTTATAAGCCGGGTCAAGGTTCACATTCAAGATTTCCTTGATTGCATCCAAATCAGCAGCAGTCTTAGCTTCAAAGTCTTTCAATACAGTAGCGATCGCATCGTTAGTAGTATTGACTTTGATTTGGTTAGCTGCTTCTGCAACAATTGCCAAAAGGTCAACATCTGCATCGTCAATAGCTTCTTGAGAAAGTGGAATTGCACCACGGTAAGTCTTAACTTTCCAGTCAATTCCTTTAAATTCTGGTTTAGCAAGAGCTGGGTTCTTTTCCAATTCTTCAACACTTGCCATCTTAGATGTAGCTTTCTTCAAGATTGGATAAGAGCCTTCACCTTTAGATGCTTTGTGGATAGTCGCGAATTGTTTAAGGTCAAGGACTGTCTTAACTTCTCGCATTGGAGTAGTAACAATTTCCTTGCTAGTTACTTTTTCAGTGTTTGCTTTTTTCAATCCATCTTGTGTTGGATTTACCGCTTCATTCATAGGGATAAGAAGGTCTTTACCTTCGAGTTTCAACTGCGCATCAGTTTTTGCACCTTTAGTACGGATGTACTCATTTACTGCTTCACGGTAAGATTTAGTTTCTGCTTTTACTTTATGAGCTTTACCAGCTTCGCTTTCAGCGTTGCCAGCTTCTGCAAGCTCATAAGACTTCAAGTCATTTTCAGCTTCTTCTTTTTGAGACTTCAAAGCATCAATATCAACGCGAAGCGCACGCGCTTTTTCAAGATCTTCGGTATTCAAGGCAGATTTTAATTCTTCTGTCTTAGCAGCGATTTCTGCGCTAGCTTTTGCAATTAGCGCTTTAATCTGTTTCATTTTTTCTGTATACATACCTTTATTTCTCCTTTCGGTATTAAAAAAAGAGCTTAAAGCCCTCTGAGTAATTCTTCTTTTTCGATTTCTCGTAGCATATTTTGGATTTCTGACTTACGCTTGCTACGGTTAGCGTAGAAGTCATCAATAACCGCTTGCGGTAACAATCCATTTTCAAGGCTTGCTACTGCTCCAACATCATCAAAGGACATCACTTCATCCGCAAAACCCTTTTCAACCGCTTCACTAGCTGACATATAAGTTTCATTTCTCATCATGTCAAGAATTTCTTCTTCTGATAAACCAGTTTTAGCTACATAAGCATTGATGATAGCTTGATCGCTTGATTTCAGTGCATTAGAAGCCTTATCTAAATCATCACTATTGCCAGATACGTATCCATAAAGCGCCTTGTGGATCATGATCTGTGCTGTTGGACTAATAATCACCTTATCAGCACCCATAATTGCTACACTTGCAGCACTCGCAGCCATTCCAGTCACTTCTACAGTCACATTTCCAGGATAGCTTTTTAAAGCTGTATAGATTTCACTACCAACCGTGACAAGTCCACCGTTTGAATTAACTTCCAAAACGATGTCGCCATTGTCTTCTGGAAAGGCATCTGTGATAGATTTAGCGCTTACCGCTTCCAAACCAAAGTAGTCGTAGGCTTCTTGGCTATTATTCGGAATTAGTGGTCCTTTCATCTTGATTCTCTTTGCCATCTTCATTCTCACCCCCTTTCATTGCTTGATATTCCTCTTTCTTATCGAGAAATACATAGTTCAGACTGGATTGATAACGATCCATGTTTGGATCAGACGAACGCTCTTTACCAAGTTCCACGCGCCCTTCGTTAGGAGTGATGACTTGGTTAATAATCAACTTCGTGATTTCGTCCACGTTCCGACCTGTCACGCTTCGAGTGTCAAAGTCGATCTTGTATTTCTTGCGTTCTTCATCATCCAACACTTTTAGGGCAAGTTCGCTTGAAATAGCGTCAAAATAGAATGGCAAATCATTCGTAACGTAGTCTTTCGCTAACTGATCCACGGACTGGTTAGGGCTATTCACACCCAATTTATAGCTTGGTACTCGCAAGGCTTTCGCGATCTGTGCGGTCGTAAAGTTATTGGATGTGATTAGTTGCAAGACATTCGTATCAATTTCTAGTGGTGTGTACTCTTGTGTATCGTCAAACACTAAAGGACTGCCACCAGTCGAACCCTCACGCATCTTTTCAAAGTCCATACGGGCCTTTTTGCGGGCTTCACCGTTTAATTGCGCACCTTTTAGCTTGATAATCCCGCTTGAGAAACCATCACGGAAGAATTTAATCAAGGTATTCAGTCCACCATCTTGTAAGCTGATCTCGCTACCAAGTGATAGTAGTGGAGACCGCCCTAAAATGGTGTCATGACTAAAGAACTTCCAATGAATGACATCTTCTGCTTTACATTCAATCTCCTTACCCGTCAAACGGTCACGGAAGGTATATATTAGTCTGTGGTCGTTCGTCTCTTCTACGGTCGTTTCTGAGGGCCTGTAGAATTGAAACTGCAATGCCTTGTCAGTTTTAGGATCACGTAGAATCCGCGAGAATGAATTACCAGTTAAAATCGCGTTAACGGTCATTGCGAACTTCCATGTTCGTGCCGACACGTTACCAGTCGATTTAACGTTTAAGAGATAGTTCAAATCTGCATCTTGCTCGATATTCCCAGTGAAATCTTTCTTCAATAATGGGAATCGTGCGATATCTCCAGCGATGATAGTAACTGCGGTTAAGATATCGCTATTCTTTAACGCAGATATTCCCGTGTACTCTGGGGAGTAGTTGCCAGATAATACGGAAGAAATGTAATCATCATAAGAGGGGTTGGTTGATCCCAATGGTTGAAAGAAACTCATATAATCTCACCTCCTTTCTATCCATTGAAATCAATGTTTCTTATGCTTGCGTTCAAGTCGCTTGATTCGATCTGCTAAAACTTCAATGACATCTACTGTATCTTGAGTAAATTTAAAAAGATCATTCTCTAAATACTCAATACGCTCTAGTAGCTCGTATTTCTTCTTGATTCGTTTCTTCATTGCGCACCTCCTCGATCTATATCGATCGCCAAAATAATCAAGATCAATCCAGTTGAGATAAATCCAACTATTGAATCCACCAAGAAAAGACCGTAAATTAAAAATCCTATGCCGATTAGCAATAGGATTGTGTGTATATATTTAAGTAAGATCAAAACAGGCTACCTCCTCCCAAAATTTTCTCATTAGTCCAATAACCAGACCCGTCAAACGGCTCGAGGTAACATACTGCATAAGCATCTAAAAGAGCGTCCAATGGGTCGATTTTATTGCTATTCTTATCCTTATCAATACGCATACCGTTATTATCAACCTTGACACGCGCATTATTGATAGCCATCGTGAGCAGTTGATTCCCAGCATGCTTGATTGTGCCTTTTAGCACTTCATCTCGCAGTTGTCGAGTTGGCATATTCAAAACCATTGTATTTTGTCTAACCTCAATTAGTGGCCATTCTGGATGTCGTTTCTCAATCATTGCGATTAATGAACTAAACTGGTATGGGTCGAAGCATATTGCTTGTAATTCCCATTCGTTCATATAGATCATTTCTTCCAGCTTCTCAAGAACACGCTCATCATCAATCACACCACTCTCGAGTGTCGTGATTTCGCATTCACCCATACGTTCTAAATTGGTATAAGACACACCGTCACGTTTTTCTTTCGCAACCAAACCGTATTTAGTAGCCACGAATGAGAAGCTATCACAAAACCAATAATCATCCATCTGAACCATTGTGGATATAGCAAATAAGTCGTTAACTTTCCCGACATCGACACCAACCCAAACTCTGCGTTTGCGTGTGTTTGGCTTTTTATCGAGTTTTGCTTGTTGCCAACTAGATTTATCCATATATGAGCTTTCAGATGATTGTCGCCACATATTGAAGTTCTTAACCAGCACTTCATTTACCGTGCCAGTTTCAAGAGCGACTTTCAAACGTTTACGTAGGTAGTTCATCATCTTGTCATGTAATGCTTCCACTTCAAGAATTGGGTTTGATTTGATCCAGTTTGCTTCATTTTTGATTTCTTCTTCGTTGTCTTGTTCAGCTATAAATGCAAAGTAGCCATCATCTGTGATTTCGTCATTTAAAATCCGTTCGATATATGGATACTCGATTGTGTGCATCGGTACATTTAAATCAAATCCAGCGGTTGAAATAATCAAAATCAATGGGTTATCTAACTGCCCTTGACCAGATTCAAGTAGTTCGATCATTTCATTTGTTTTAGATGCTGCAAACTCATCCAGCACACCAACATACGGTTCAAATCCATCAACTGCCCCCGTATCACGGGAAAGTGGTCGTATATAGGATTCATCAACTAGATTTCTCAGCTCCTCACGTACTCGTTTAGTAGCCTTGCGCACATCTTCATCTTGTGCCCTTAAAGCATCCAACTGCTTACGTGCCATCTCAAACGCTATCTTTGCCTGTGTCTTGTCATTTGCCGTACAAAACAATTGTCGTGACATTGCTGGGTTACGACCAAACAAAAACTCATAGAGCAATATACCAGCGACAAGAATTGTCTTACCATTCTTGCGGGCAAGTGAGATCATCGCTTTCCTAAACCGTCTGATAGTCTTATCTGATTTTCTGCGCCAGCCGTACAGACTAGCAATGATAAACTTCTGAAACTCTGCTAATGGATAAGGTTTGCCAGTTTTTACATCTGGGAGGATTTCAATGAAATCAATCGGGTTCTGCGCCATTTCTGGAAAGTAGTCGTAGTCGCTGTTGGGAATATTTTCCAAATCTCGCAAGTGTCGTAAGCACGCTTTATAGACTTTCTTGCTGACAATACGTTTTCCATCGACAACATCTTTTGCGTATCTGTATGCTACGTCTTGATATTTCTTATCTACAATTGTTTTAATCCTCCTTTCTAGCATATAACAGACCGTGTAGGAATTGAACCCACGACTGCAAGGTTGGAACTTGCCGTGTTGCCATTACACCAACGGCCTAAATTAAAAAGGAGGTGTTACCCTCCGAATTTATCAAATATACTGGTTTTCTTCTCTTCCACTTGTGGCACATACAACTTCATTCGACTGTCCACGGTCAAACCAAGTTGTGAAGCTGCCCGTGTTAAGTTTGTGGTCGCACGTTCCAGACTATAGAGCATCTTATTCGGTAAAACTTTACCGCTACTTGTCTCGTATACGTAACCCTCTTTCTGTAGTCCACGAGAGATTTCTTTATAGACTGCATACCACGTACAATAGGTTTCTAAAATTGCACGATCAAGATTTCTGAGGGGTAGCTTTCGCAGATCATTAATCACACGCTTATATTCTGCTTTTGCAATTGCATCGAAGTGTTTGGGTGGTGTGATCTGCAATGCTTCCAAACCATCAGAAGCCTTGTCCTCAATCTTCTTACGTGCGATCTTCTCTTCTTTGGTTAAGTGGCTTTTGGTAGTTGCTACCAGCTTCATTTTCCGTCCCAAATTGACACCTCCTTTACTCAAACGACTTTTTAAAAACGGAATTTTTCGTGCAAAAGAGGCCGCGTCCTTTAAATCACGAACTATATAGCCCCGTTCATAAAATCGAGGGGGTAAATTCCGAACATTAACCCCATATCTTTTTATTTTGTTCACCCAACACCCGCAGATGGGTTCGGTTGGTTGACACGAATGACAATCATAACAGATTGTTCCGATAGAGAATTGCTCTCTTATCATTACATCTTTTGCAACTTGCTTTTAGATTCGTTCTATCTAATCTTCGATTCCAATCAGCTTTCAATGGAATCACATGATCTGACATTGTTGCTTCGTCTCCACAATACTCACAAACATAATCATTCTCAAGTAGAACTAATCTCGATAATGCTTTCCATTCTTTTGAATTATAAAATGCTTTGGCTTCACGATCGTACTTCCATCGCATACGATTGTACTCTCTGTATTCGTCTTGCCTTGATCCATAGTCAGATAAGACTCTCTTACCTCTTGACATAGTTAGTTTCTGCGGTCTCATGTTATCACCTTTTAAAATAACAAAAGAGATCCACAAAGCTATTGCAGATCATTGGTACTAAAATAAGTAGATAAAACGATTAGGCTTGTGAACGTTTCTGCTGCCTTACGAATCTCTTTCTGTATACTATATTATCAGCTTGTGTGTATCATTTGTTAACATTTGGTTCAATTCTCAAATGCTCAATCGCTTTTGTTCTTGCTCTTTGAATTGTTGCATGAGAACAGTTTAACTCTCTTCTGGTTTCTTGCCATGAGTATCCATTAACGTACATTAATCTCAACACGATATTCTCCAGCGGGTCATCTAAATCCTCGATGGCATTTATAAGGCGCGTGCGTTCTTCCATGAGCTGGTTGATCTCAGCACGAATCTTTTCCGCCCCGTCAATGATTTTAATATTTAAATCTTCCGTGGCATTTCCTTGCTTACTGCCCTTTGGTTCGTCTGAGTATACCTGCCCCTTTAAAATAGCTGACTTGAGGTTTTCGATCTCCTGCCGTTTGGATTTGATCTTGATATCAATATACTTTAATGCAGATAGTCTACTTGCTATGTTCATTGACTGCTACCCCATCCAGATATTCTTTTAGATCATCTAGTGTGTCTAGTTTTTTAAATCCAATATATTTTCTAATAGCTTCCATAGCTTTATCTACGCTTCTCTCATCGAAGCAAAAACCATTAATTGAGAGGTCAAATTTAAAATCATCTCCGACAATATAAATGTGTTCACCTCTCCACGCACTCTGAGGGTCGTAGCTTGGTTCTTTGATAATTTTAAAGTTATTATCTTCAATCATTTTAACTAATATCTGATATCTATTCATCCACCAACTCCATTTCTATCAGCCACCTCTTTCAATTCCTCCGCTCGTTGTCTCTCCCACATCTGGTACTCACTGTTCAGCTTGTTTAAGATAGTGTCCTGCATTGTATTCTTCTCAGCCAATCGCTGGATAGATAACTCATGTTCCTGTACCGTCCATTCGAGATCACGGCATTTATTATTTAAATCATTGATCCGTGAGTTTAAATTAATACACACGATTAGAAACACCAGTGATACAGATGCGAGGATTGTGTAAAATAGTTTAGTCATGCTTATCCTCCACTTCCAGAATACGATCAATGATATTCTTTAATTCCCGTAGGTCCGAAAAAGTAGGACACGATTCATAAAGATCATCAAAATAATTCTCAGTAATAAAAAATGGATCATAGCCGTATTTCTCCCCGATGTTTGATAATACAGCGAATTCTAAACGATTATTTATCTGAGCGATTGAAAGCACCTTATCTCCATCAATTGGTATATGCACATTATCTAAACTCATCATTTCTCCTTTCTACTTTTAAACGCAATCACACCAGCCCAGATCAAGCCAGAGAGCCAGACTGCTGCGAATACTAGATATATAAAGTTTTGTAGGGTCATTGGTCTACTCCGAAATAATCTATTAGTTCATTTTTCAATTCTTCTATATTTCCGCATCTTTCAATCATATCAGATACATCGCAGATCACATCCGACTTGTTTAAGGTATTTTCTGCGACTGCATCAGCTACCCATTTTGGATGCGTGCCAGCGTAAGAGAACTCATCCTGCGGCAACAATTCAAGCAACGCTTCATAACGTTCTTCAAGAGCAATTAGAGCACCAAATGCATCGATGTAATCACTGTCTAACTTTTTACGTTCAAAAACTTCTGGTTGATTTTGTTTAACGATCTCAGCATAAATAGCGGACCATTCTTCGACTGAAAAACGTGATTTTTCAACTAATGCACCATACTCTATTTCTTTACCGTTTGCTGTTACTTTGTAATTCATTTCTTCACCTCGCCTGTAATTCTATTACGCTCTGTTCTTAATTTAAGGTGGTCATCACCACAACACACTAGTGTTATTTCTTCTTCCCACTGATTCTTAGTATATGGATATCTGTTTGGTCGTTTCATTCTGTTACCTCCAACAATTCGGGATTTTCATAAATGTTGCCGATGATTTCCTCATCACCAGTCCAAGCATAACCCTCTCTTATACCTTTTAGATATATAGCTGGCATACCTCCAATATAAGTACCACCATATTCCTTTTCTATATATACTTCATGAAGGCAACCTCTTGTACATTTAATAATATCTCCGACAAAGACCTCCTTGCCGTTTTTATCAAAAAGTCCTGTGGATTGCATGAGAATGATATTCTCATCTCTTGGTCGTAATTCGATTTCTTGGTTTCGATTTCTGTAAATCTCAGCCGTACCATTCATGGTTTTTGTTTCTTTATCCCACGCTCTATATCTTGGAATCATCTTGCACCTCCAATAAAATTATTAGCAATATTTTGCACTTCAGTATCAATTATTTTATGTCTATAATTTAACAATGGATTCATGAGGTCATTTCTCACAGCAGGCCTCAAAATGATTTCATTTGTTTTCAAAAATCTTTTATCGTCGATTTTGATTTTGATATCATACCCGTTAGCGATATGTTCAAGGTCGTTTTTAGATAAATATATTTCAAATCTACTCATCCTTCTACCTCCGATTTCTTAACAAAGCCCTTTCAACGCCATACAATGAACCTAAACTTGTCGGGATCATCCGTGGAATATGTGCATCATGCCCTTTAAGACATATCTGGCCTTTCTCAAAATCCACATAGGCTATTTCGTCAAGGTCTATATATTCTTCAACCCACCCATATCTCGTCCATGCGTTTATAAACACACTATTACTCATTCTTCCACCTCCACAAAATAACTATGAAATTTACTTAGGTTCACAATAGCGACCTCTTCAACGGAATATTTTTCGATATCAAAGTCTGGATCATTTTTCCCAAACTCTTTCTTTATGGCTTTTTCCGCTAGAAAAGGTAAGGCGAATATACTTGCTCCGTTTTTTAAGGCAAGCACTTGACCGTGTTTATTTACTATTCGATACCCTATATCAAACGGTCTGATTTCCCTTGGGATTTTTATGCATTTACTTTGATTCTTCATCCCTTCTTCAAGTGTTTGTATCATCACTCCACCTCCTAAACCTCAAAAAGTAAGACAATATAGTCTGTGTTCAGTATGTAGCTTTTTCCCTTTTCAGTAACTTTTATAAGATTCTGGCCGGGGAAGAGCTTTTTTATTTCTTCGGGAACTTCTTGAATATTGCACTCCCCAAAAGAAATTTCTGAATCTATAGTAGTAATCCCTTCAACTTTCATTCACATTTCTCCTTCTACCTCCTCAACTTCAAACAACGGACTGTTGAATACTTCTCCAAACCCAGCTTCTTCTAACTCTTTGCGGGTGTGAGCGGTTTTCGTGTAGCTATATTCAGCATCTTCCCCCAAATACCAACTGCCAGTAATTTCATCCAGTTTTAAGATCGTAGACGATTTGTTCATCCCCTTCATCTTCACAATATACCGCTTCTCTTTCTCGACTGTGTAGCCGTCAAGCCAAGCACGAGCAAAAACATCAATATTTCCAAGTGTGTAGAACCATTCATAAATTTCTGATTCTTCCGATTCTTCAGCAATATGGTCGAAGGCATCATCCAAATCCCACTCATAGTATTTTGCATCTTTTATATAGTCAGCCACAAACTGCGGTACTGTGACTTTCTGCGGTTCATCGAGTCGTTTAATTAGTTCAATCACTTCTGAGTGATCCACGATTTTAGCGTTTGGAAAAGGTGTCTCAGTAGCGATTTCATTTATTTCTTCAATCAATTCTTGTTTATTCATGCTTCAAATCCTCCTCTTTCACAAAACTTCCATCAATCCATTTACCCTTGCGGTCTTTGATTTCGTTATATGCCACCTCAAAACAATCCGCAAAGCCGTAGCCAAGTGTCTTACTAATAGATTTAAGATAAGCCACCGCACGTACTAGATTATGTCTGCACATTTCTTTGCTTGCCAAATCCTGCGAGAGTTGGAACTCTGAGATATTGGCATTTAACAATTTAAAGCAATCCATAGCATCCTTACGTCTGATGTTATTGGATTCCTCAAAGATATCGCCCACATCAGCCTTAATCAGCATCGCAAGGCCTACGATAACAACTGCACAATCACCGATGCTATCCTTGGTTAGCTTTTTATTTTGCTTGAGATACCCAGCGCATAACTCACCAAATTCTTCACTTAGCTTCAATGACTGCTTATCCAAGCGTCCACCGTTTTTCAAATCCCGATCCGTAAACCATTTCTGGGTCAGTCTTACCAATTCATTTTCTAGTTCCATAATATTTTTATTAACCCTTTCTTTAATCGAACGTGTACGGCCTAAAACTGCCGTCCTACCTATATTTTTTGTATGAGCAGATCACTACTCGTATCTGCTAATCGCTGTCGATCCAGTCTGATTGATCGTTTAATTAAATCAATATCCATATTGTTCTCTATCCGCATTTCAAAAATAGGGGAGTTGCTCTGCTCCCCTTTTCAGAAAAACTAGATTAGAGGGCCTTTCTAAATTTATAGTGAGCAATGGCCAGTAGATGGGGTTGCACCATCTAAAGGAGTCTACAACTGGCCAGCTATCGGGACGGGTCGATAGCAGTAAAAAATGTAACAAAAAACTATAAGGAGTCCACGAATGCACCCGCCCTAAAGGTCATGGAAGGAGTCGAACCTTCCGAGGCTTCCACCCCTCGACCGACATAACCCGCAGTGGATCAACAACACTGCCATGAACTATCATTTCCACACTTGACTGTGTATTTTGTGTTGATCATTTGGAAACGTATATCGGATTTCCTAGTATGTATAATCGTGTAAAGAAAGGACTCTCCTTTATTATTTATAGTTTGATATACTTGCTCCAGCGCGTCTTATTAATTTTTGTGGAGCTATGACCAGCAGACCTTTCACAATCTGCTAGCCTGTATTTAGTTTTTAAGGCATTGTCTCCAACGAAACTAGATTAGATAATTTTAAGTTTGTGTAATCGTCATCTATAGGCTTTACATATTTCCTGTCAAAAAATTGCATTTCCATTAAGAATCGCAAAGATACATTGTTCACCCTTCCAGTCTTTGGACTGATGACGTTCACAATCAATTCTTTCCTACCTTTGCGTTTAAACTTTATGCCTTTTTGTATTATTTCGATCGGCATACCTGCACTTGTGCGAATTTGTTTTAGTCTGCCGTAATCACTAATTTTATACATTTGTTCGTGTCCAAGTAGTGGAAACCATTTTTCGTCTCGGTACTTACTCATTCAAACTCCTCCAATTGCTTTTTGGTAAAATGTTGTTTTGATAAACAATTACGACAATAATCTATACTGACTTCCAATGGATAATGTCCACATTTAGAACAAGACAACATCCTATGCTTATAGATTATATTTCCGTATTCATCTATAACTGGGTATTCAATCACTTTTGCCATTAATACTATCCCTCGCGTTTCAATGCAATCCGTGCCATACTACCATTGTTTCGATAGTTGCGACTGTTGCTAGTGTGATTTTTTTATTCACGGCTTGTCTCCTAAATTTTTTTGATTTTAATTTCAATTCGTGGGTTTGGTGAGTAGAGCTTTCTTGTCGTATGTTCTACAACTTGGTTGTCATCCCACCAAACGCAGTTGGCATCTGAGATGCTGTCATATATTGCCTTTTCCAGATTGTCAAGATCTGGCTTCTTAGCGCAGTATACTTGCTCATTCATAAATCGTTCGTATCGTTCCCATGTTTTCGCTTTTGCTTTCGGTGTAGGTTTCTTTGATACGACTTGAGGTGCTTTTAGATAAAACGTGACTTCTGTTTTGAGATAGCCTTGTAGCTTCTCTCCCCTATACAGACTTTTGATAAGGTACGTGGCAGATCTGCGCCACGCTTTCATCTTTGGATCTTCATATGCCCCACCTCGCCCAAATTTTGGGCGGGTTTGGGCTTTTGGCTCGATAGGTATTGTTAGTTTAATCATTTTGAAGTCCTAACATTTTTTTGATGAAGCGATCAAAGTCATCGCGTTCACTTCCTTCGTTCCTTTCAACCGGTTCTTGTAATTCTGATCCATCTTCTTCGGTGATCTCGTATTCTGCTTTGATTTTAACAAGACGGCCACCTACCGCTTCGGCAATGTTGTGTACAGATTTCTCTGATTTTTCATTTCCTTTTTCAAAAATCAACGCACAGCGAACCTCACTAGTAAAGTCAGCGCTAAACGTCAATGCATTTTCTCGATTTTTATATCCTGCTAAAAATTTGTTTGTCCCATTTTGTGCGATTGCGTAAAATTCTTTTTGTTGTTTCATGTTGTTTATCCTTGTTTAAAATAAAGTTAGCTGTTGTTTAAAATCTGCCAGAGTGAACCCGATCGATCTAAGATCGTTACTGATAGCGACCAAGTCATTGGTTACAATAACTTTGTTCGATTCCCTCGAATACCGCTGTGTCTGGTATCCACCTAAATCGTCCTTATCCCAGATATCTTGTATAGACTTGATTTCTGGATACTCTCTGGCAAAATGTTCTTCAATCCATGTCATAGGCTTAGAACGGGAGATCATCATCCGAGATATCCATAGGACTCGTATTAGCTTGTGCCTGCCGTGAAAAGTCTGGCTGGCTGTAACCTTGCGACGGCCCAGCTTCACGGTCTTTCCGACTTTCTAAAAGCTGGAAGCTATCCGCTACAACCTCGGTCACATATACGCGCTGACCTTGCTGGTTTTCGTAACTTCGTGTCTGAATACGTCCCGTGATCCCAATCAAGGCCCCTTTCTTGGCCCAGTTTGCAAGATTTTCTGCTTGCTGTCGCCAGATCACGCAATTAATAAAATCTGCTTCACGCTCTCCATTTTGGCTCTTGAAATTGCGGTTAACAGCTAGGCTAAAAGTAGCTACTGCTTGATTGTTTGGCGTATAGCGTAACTCTGCGTCTTTGGTAAGTCTTCCGACTAGTGATACATTATTTAACATTTAATCCATCCCTTCATACAAACTTTTACCGAGTTGTTCTTCAAAATCTTTTTCATTTTCAGGGTCTAATTTGGCCAACTCTGTGACAATTTTTATTTTTGTTTCTCTACATGGCTGATAGCCGTATTTGGCATACCTCAACATTCTGTTGAAAGTGCTGACTGGATAAGGCAGGCCAGCATCTACGACTAACCTTTTGGTATGCAAATGTTCAAAGAAGTTTTCATGAAATATGACTTCAAAAACAGCCACATAATCATCTTCGTCCAAGTTGTCGTAATTTTTGTAATAAGCAAACTTTGTTATTGTGAAGTCAAAATTTGAAATAACTTCTCTTGGTTTACCGTATGTGTTTCTAATAAGTTCAAGACGGACTTTTTCTTTAAATGAATAAATCGACCAACAATTTTTATTTTCGTAAGAAAATCTCCAGTCTTGAGGTTTCTCTTTCATCTGTTGCTTAAAATATTTCTTGGCTTCCAAAAAATCCTGCTCGCTCTCGAAGAAAATATCTAAATCTTTAACACGTTCATTATTGAAGATATTTTTGAAGCATCCGCCAGCGATATATCCTTTATGGCCAATTAGAAATTTATCAAGCCACCAAAGCTGTCTATAATTAAGTAGATCACTTGTTTTGAATGTCATACCTTTTTCATTCCTTCCACTGTTTCAAATTCGACATCATGCGTATCTAACCACTCTTTGAATTCTTTGGCTTGCTTCAAGTCAAACCAGAATTTGATAGTGGTTACATACCTGTCGCTTGCTGGCTCTGGTTTAGGTTTGTCCTCGATAACCTCACCAGTTTCTGCATCATAGGCTTTAATGCTCGCTTCTGCTTGTCCCTTGGCAATACGCTCAATTTCTTCCTTGCGCTCTGCTTCTGCCCGCTCTCGTGCCTCTTTTTGCTCTTTAGCCAACTTGGCGCTCTCGATATCCTTGGTAATACTGTCTAGCACTTCTGCGAGTGTCTGACCGCTTTCGTAAGCTCTGATATAAGTAGCTGGCCCGATGTTATGGGTGGCACACTGGCTACTGATGATTGAGATATCTTGATCTTTCTGATTTTGTTTGTGCAATTCAGCAAGTACGATACCCTCTAACTCTGTTTCCGTTTTCTTTAATAGTTGGAAGCTGTCTTTTTTAAATTGTCCAGCTTTGGTATAACCGCCCAGATATTGCTCAAAGATTTCTGGGTTTAGATTGCCTTCAATAGCTTTCTCTTTAAACCAGTTACGCACCGTATCTTGTCGCAATTCCTTCTGAGCGTCCTCATAGCCATCTATCTGTTGTTTCAAGATATCGATCAAATTTTCCAGCTTGCCGTAAGGTACTTTATAAGCCTTTTCAAATTCAGTGTAAGGCTCGTTTATTTTACCCTTGATTTCTTTTCTGCGATCTTCAAGGCTCTTGCTCAATTTGTTCAAGTCAGTCCGTGCTTGTTTGACTTCTTCAATCGTGTTAACTTCGAGATCAAACGTTCCGTATTTTGCAATAGCTTGATCAATCCCAGCTTTGAGCCTGCCAAAGTCGCTAAATGCGACCTTGGCAGGCTCAAAGTTAATCTGGATATTATCAAGCTGATCAATTGTTTCTGCTTCTTTCATGCTTATGCGTCTCCTTTTTAAGTAAATGGCAGGTCAATGTCTTCTGGTAGTTCTTCTGCTACAAAAGGCAGTTCTTCCGCTTGGTACTCCGTGCTTGCGATTGGCTCAACCTCTTTCTTTGGTTGCTCCTGCTTCATCTGCTCAATCTGCGCTTGTTTACGCTTCATGACTTCCTCACGGGTTTCTTTAGGTGTCACATCAATAGGTTGTGCTTGTTCCATTTCGTCCGCTGTGTACAAGCCTCCCACATTTTCGCTAAAGGCTTCACGCATTGCAGATACAAGGGCCACCTTACGGATCATCAGCTCTGGCATTTTAGCCCACATAGATTTTCCTGTGTTGTAGGCTTTAAAGTCTGCATCTACTTCGATAGGATATCTCCGATCTTTGCGGTAAACCTTAGCCCAGCCCCCTAAAAGCTCATCATGTTTGCTGTGGATTGTACCTGTGATCTGCTTGATCTCGCCTTCTGGTGTTTCTACCACGATACCTGCTTCAAACCCGTCAAAGTTAGGGTTCTGTTCTGCTCGCTTCATAAAGGCATCTTTTGAAACAACTACTTGTGCTGGGTTCGTGCCGTACTTGATAAAGTAAACCTCTTTAGTAAATGGGTTAAGGTTTCGCTCCTTACAAGTTGCGATAAAGTAAGCTAGTTCTTCATCGCTGGCTTTGCCAGATGGATCAAGATACTGCTTCACTATCTTTGCATTCAATAATTGCGGGTTGGTTAGAAAGTCCCCTGTTGTTTTAACAGCCACTTGGTTATTTGTCATTGTTTTATCTCCTCTCTCAACGATCTGCAAAGTTTGATTCCACCAATAAATCAAAGTTGATTTTTGTAACTTCGCTAATATCTTTTAATCGATTGTCTGGTAAGCGTCCAGCTTTTCTCCAATTGCGATAAGTGATAGGGTCACAACCAATTAACTCCGAAAAGGCTTTTTTTCCAAGTCCTAATTCAATCCGTCGCTTTTCGAGAAGTTTGATAGAGTTTGTATTGCTACCTTTGTACTCTTTTCGGTAGTTTAGTTCGGTAGCTTTTTTATTATCAATCCCTAAAATTTCAGCGGCCTTTCTAATGTGCCTTCCTGGGATATTCCCTTTATCTTTCCAATTATTATAGGCCTGCTTTGCAATTCCAAATTTTCTTGCAAACTCATCCATAGACATAAGGTTGGATGTACGTTTCTTTTCTAGCAAATCTAAAAGATTTTCCTGCGTTCCAACTTCGATAGTATTGTCCAGCAAGCCATATACTTCAAAGAACGTATCTTTATCAAGCTGATGCGCCAAACGCCAAATAAATTCTAATTCCATTATTGCTCCTTCAATTTCTTGTAACTGTCCCAGCTCGTAGATTTCAAGCTGTTCAGTAGCTTCTGCTCCGTCTTGATCTGCTTTTTGTACTGCAAGACCCACGCTGTGTACTCATCGTCATTTTCTGCGAAATAATACCCGCGAGGAAGTGATCGGCTGGCCACGATAGGCACCGAGTAATTAAGCCGTAGTTCTGCGATGCCTCCTCGCACCTTTCGCACCGATAAGTTTGTCATTTTGGCAATGTCGCGCGTGGTCAGTACATTCGCCCGTCCTACACGAATACAGGCCAGTATTAGCTGTAAGCGTTCGTTCATAGCTTACCTCCTTTTTATTGCCAACTATTATCCGAATATGAGTGCTTCCGTGCTTCTGCCAATTTCGTCAGATATTCATTCACACCCTCTAGCTTAACTTCCAGCACTCCCTCATCTAGCGCGTCTGTGACAGCTTTGATTTTCTGTTCGGTTAACTTCTTCCGTTGGGCCTTTTTAAAGTCCCAAACGGCTCCGATGTATCCCGCCGTGAAGAATGTTCCTGCGATTGTTAAGCCTGCTAAAATGTCGTTATACATTGTGTTGCTCCTTGTTGATTCGTCTGATCGCGTTATAATATCCGCTATCTTTTGGGATTGTGTATCCTGTTAGATCATCTACCTGGCTACCGTCTGACATGATGTTAATAATGTGCGGTCGCCATTGCTTTTTTAATTTCTCCATGTTATAATTTCCTTAGAAAGTTTTATCTCTGGACCGCTTGGAGTTCCCTTCTCCAAGGGTCTTTTTTATGCTCTGCTAGCTAGTCTACAAGCGTACAGGTCCATGATCTTACCTCTAGCACTATCTGGATCGCTTGCTAGTAGCTTTGCTTTAATTTCGTCTGAAAGCTCGTAGCAAGTAGCTTCAAAGCCCTCAATCATTTTGTCAATCAAAACGGCAATTTCCTCCTGTCTTCTGCGTTGTCCGGGTACTTAAAGTAAAGGTCCCGCCCACCTTTGGTTATGCGACTGACTAAACCAGTTTCAAAGAGTGACTTCATCTCTGATCCTACTAGATTAGTTGTGATGATCGTTGCTTCTCGTTCGTCTAACAAGCTGTACAGAAAGTCTTGCTTCCATTGTGCGTTGTCAGATCGTCCGAGGTCGTCCAAGATCAGATAGTCAACTTTTTTTAATAGCTCCAGCCATTCGTTACTGGTCATTCCCTCTCTACGGTTGAATGAATTTTGAATTTTGATAAACAAGGCTGGCAAGTTAACGAATAAGATGCTCTTTGGTAGCTTATTAGCTTTCCAGTCAGCATTTAGCTTACTTGCTACTGCCATTGCTAGATGCGACTTACCGCGTCCAGCCTTGCCCATTATCAGAGCGTTACCTTTGCCGCCGTGCAAGTAGTGTGACACCAAGCGTAGAGCGTAGTTTTTAGCTTCACGGTCAATTTGATTTGTTACCATAAAGTTTTTAAAGTTCGCTTCTTTTAGTCCGCTTGGTACGATGCTGTTCTTATCCAGCACACCGTAAGTCTTGCGCAAGATAGTAGCCGTGTGAGCTTGTCCTATCTTCTGCTCTTCCTCACGCGCCATTTTTTCGCGTTGGCACTCTGGGCAAAAGGTTCTGTTCCGTTCGTCCTGCAAAGGTACATCATCGTTTAACGACCATTTGAAGCATTGATGTATTTCACAAGTCTCTTGTTCGTTGATGTGATAGACAAGCGGTAGATCCATAGGCTATCCCTCCTCGTCTTCTTCCCAAGGTAGTAAGTCCGTGTAAGGGCTGAATACCGGGTTCTTGATAGGATAGGGACTGGCCTCTTTTTTTGTTTGTTTTGCCTGCCTCTTGCGGTCATGATCCTCGACTTGTTCCAAAGAAGTAAAGCCTTCTTTCTTCCAGTTTTCTAAAATTGCTTTTAGATAATTAAAACTGGTTGAACCTGCATCTTCTGTCTTCTCTACAGCGTACTGGATCATAGGGATTGTAAAGTGATCTAATGCTATATAGTCCATTAACATTTGAGTGTGACGCTCGTTAATTTTGATGTTGCTGTCTTTGATAATCTTAGAGAAAGATTTTTGACCAGCGTCATCGTCATTATCTACTGACCTTGACTCTACTTGACTATACTCACCTATACTATCCTCTACTATCCTATCCTTACCTATACTATGCTGACACTTGCCCGTCACTTGCCCGTCATCTGTCTGACACTTGCCCGTCACTTGCCCGTCATCTGTCTGACACTTGCCCGTCACTTGC